GGTGAGAGTTGTGAGGGTAGAATCCTCTAAGAATTGAATGGCAACAAAGTTGCCTGTTTGTGGGTCTGTGCCATCTTCAAAGACACACCCACCTTGACCTATACTAGCATTACTAACTTGCTTTACACTATATTTTCCTAAATCGCCAGCCATCTTTTTTCTCCTAAGTTATAGTACCTTACCGAGCTTGACCTTTCTCATGGGTACTTTGGTGTGATTGGGGGCAAAAGCCCCCAACCATGTTTATTCTTTAACTACCTACGATGGGTTGTTAAAGTTTACGATCTGTCCAGCAGTATCACCTACGGCTTGTGTTACCACTGCCCCAAATAATACATCTGTAACCACGGAAGTCGCTAGATAATCAATATCGTAGAAACTTTGTACACGAGGTGCAATCTGCATTGCAAATATAACACTATCTTCAGTAAAGATAGATGCAGTCTCATCACCAGTACCACCATCATCGTCCCAATCTACGGAATAGAAAGCATCCATTCCCATAATTGAACCTTGGCTACCAGTGGCGTGAGCAGATGCTCTCCCAGCTTCATTAGACAGTGAGAATTCATCCAGGGCAAATAGTGAATTATATGCTTCTGGTGATGCATATAAGTACGCACCTGAAGTGTAGTCCACACCAGCATCCATCAACTTCTGAGTTCCAGAGCGAATTAGAGCAGATGTGAATACATTATCACTCGCAAGTGTTACATCGTTAGCAGTGGCACTCTGAATTAGAAGAGCAAGGTAATTCTCAACCTTCTTTGCTAGTGCATACCCCATTGATTTTGCATACATATTAAACAAGTCAGCACTTTCTTGTACTTTTACAACATCATCAATACGTTTTGCACTGTACCAATGCTGGTCAACTTCAAGCTGTGTTGTACCGTCTGTGGTAGCCGCATATGTTACTGCCGCACCATCACCTAGTTCTACAGCACTTTCTTGGTCAACTCTTGGGATGTTGATTTTATCTCCACCAGCCGAAAGCGTGGATGACATATCTGTTACTTTGTTTTTTAGCGAAAATTTCCGTTCCGCATAATCCAGAATTGCATCTGACCACATTTCTGGTATAAAATTCGCCGCTGTGGCGACTGTTACGTTAGCCATTTAATGACTCCTTTATTTGTAAGAATCCAAAATATTCTTCCAATTACTACGTTTGCTTTTAATATCCATTGTTTTCCAAGCGTCCTTCTCCATCTTAGGGGTTACTGCCCCAACGTCATTTGGAAGATTTGGTTTCGAAATAGATAATTCATCAACAACATTTAGTAAGTCAGCCGTATTTAGATTCTTGAATTTTTCTTGTTTAGATTCAGAAAGTTTACTTAGGGCTTCTACTCGTATCTTACCATCCAGAGCATCGTACTTCTCTTTAAATGGTTTGTAAGAATCAACTTCTTTTGTGAGTTCAGCATTTAATTCTTGCCATTTCTCTTGTTTTTCGAGTTCTACCTTTTGCGAATCTTTCTCTTGAAGTTCATATTTCTCAATTTGTTCTCGAAGCGTGTTTCTTTCAACGATAACTTCATTGAGTCTTGAACGTGGTATATCATTTGATTCGGGTTTTGTCCCTTCTTCCGTTTTTACGTCTGTATCGACTATTTGTTCTTCTGACATTTGTAACCTCTTTTGTGAGTAGTTTTACAAGGAAATTATCCTTGCATTAATAGTACCCATAATGTAAGTTGGTATACATTATAATGCAAGAACAAAATTACGAATTTAAAAGAAAGTGGTTCCAGTATCTTGATTATACACCACATCGAGGGCAACTTGCGTTACATTTTCCAAAAAAGATAGGAGCTAGGTTCCATGTTTTTGTATGTGGACGTAGATTTGGAAAGACTTGGGCATCTGCTATGGAAGCTACTTATGTGGCATCACAACCTAATAAAAGGATATGGGTTGTTGGAATGTCGTATAAAAAAGCTAGGCTAATCTTTAGGGAAATATGGCAACGAATGGTTGTTGGTCACCCTGAAGATGTTGTTCGTTCATCTGAAAAAGAAATGTATATTAAATTCAAATGGGGAACAACAGTCGAAGGAATGTCGGCTGACAATCCAGATTCATTAGTAGGGGAAGGACTTGACCTTTTGGTAATTGATGAAGTTGCCAAAATGAATAAAAAGATTTGGGATATGTATCTGTCACCAACTGTAGCTGGTAGAAAAGGGGAAGTAATATTTATTACTACGCCAGAAGGGCGTAACTGGATATACGACCTGTATAAACTTGGTGATGTGGATGAAATGTGGCACAATTATTCTTCTCCATCCTGGATGAACCAACACGAGTTCCCATTAGGAATAGAAGACCCAGCATTGATAGAGCGTAGACGTAATATGTCGAGTGCCTTATTTGGTCAGGAATTTGGAGCTGAGTTTTCCATATTTGAAGGAAAGGTTTGGGATTTTAATCGAAATCAGGATACAGGTAATTTCCCCTATAATCCGAATCTCCCAACGTACTGTTCTATAGATTTTGGGTTTAGAATGCCAGCAGTCTTATTTATGCAGACTGAATTAATTGATGGTTTGGAACATATTCGAGTATTTGACTATATTCTTCATAAAAAAGACATTAAAACAGAAGATTTAATTAGGATGATAAAAACAAAAGGCTATCCTGTGCTTTCATACTATGGTGACCCTGCTGGTTCAAATGTTCAAGGGCAGAGTGGAGCTGGTGATATGGAAATTTTTAGACGTAGCGGTATTCGTGTCATGTCTACCAGGGATAGAGAGAGTCGAAACATAATATCCAGTGTAGCTTATGCAAGAGGATTCTTTTCAAGTGCTGATGGCACACGGAGAATTCATGTAGATTCTAAATGCTCGGATGTCATACAAGACTTTGAGGAATACAGATACCCTGAGAGTGAAGATGGGAAACCAATAAAAGAAGAACCAATTAAAGATGGGTATCACGACCACGGGAATGATGCCTTTCGATATTTCATAACAAATAGATTCCCCATGAAGAACAGGGAAATGAAAAGGATACAACGATGATTGATAGTATTATTAAAAATAAATTAACTGAAACAAAGTTAATCACTGCACAGAATCGTAGAAAAGAAATACGAAAGTATCTTGATTACTACTCAGCCACATCAACTGACCAGTATATTAAGAAATTCTTTCAAGGAGATGCTTTCTCTGAGATTCCGCCATCTCTGACTAATTTTACAAGAAAATTCATCAATAAGATTAGTCGTATCTATACATTAGGGGCAAACAGAACAACAGGATCAACAACTGATGCGTACAATTCTCTTATTCCAACAAAAGACGTAAGGATGAAGCATTCAGAAAGAATGACTCGACTCGTTGGAACCATAGCAAATAGGGTCTATTGGGAAAATGGTAAATTTGAATACCGACCTATATATTACTTTGAATCTTACTTTGGAGATAATCCATTTAAGCCAGAAGCTATTGTTTATCCACTTCTAAACCAGACTGCTGACTTGTCCAATACTCTGGGACTACAATGGGCATATTGGGATGCTGAAATGTACGCTGTCTTAGATGATGAAGGCAAAGTATTAAAAGAAATAGAAAACCCACTAGGAATTCTGCCATTTGTATTTACGCACAGAGAAGATCAGATTGATTCTTTCTTTGTTGAAGGTGCTGGTGATATTATTAACTGTAATGAGCAAGTCAACATAGGCTTAACAGAAATGAACCTGGGATTGAGATTTAATATGTTTGGACAGCCTTGGGTAAAGGGATTGCGAGCAGACCAAGAAATGATGAGAGCTGGTTCTAATACTATATTAGATATGGGTGAAGATGGTCAGTACAATGTTACTAGCCCATCTGGGAATATTGCTGAAGCTATCAATAACATTAAATTTCAAATTGAATTAGTGGCATCTAACAATCATTTATGGATTCAGTGGGCGGAATCTGGCGGTGAAGTCCCATCTGGTATTTCATTGATGATTAAAGACCTGGAAAGAAAGGAAGACTACTTCGATGATATTGCCATGTGGAGATTATATGAACAGGAATTTTATGACGTTGAACGTAAGATAGCTGAATACAATGGCATTCAATTATCCGAAGAATTTGGTGTTGACTTTGAAGAAGTCCCGTATCCCACAACAATACAAGACCAAATATTAAAAGACCAATTTGACTTAGAACAGAATCTTATTACTCGTGCTAAAATGATGATACGGGATAATAAAGACCTAACACTTGAACAAGCACAAGGAATTATTGATGCCAACAGACAAACAAACGAAAGTGAATCAAGCCAATCAATCTTTGCTCAGTTCCGTCAGGAAGCTGGACAAGATCAATGATATTGATATTAAATTGCAGGGTACAATCGAAGAAATCATCGAAGACCCTGTTAAGTGGGCTGAAGCGCAGATAGAGCAGTTTGTACTTGAGCATCAAACACAATATCTAGAAGCAAAACAACTAGGTAAGGATATGTGGGATGAAATTAGAAATTAAAACTAACTTTGATTTTGGTAAAATGGCTAACAAACTGCCTAAAGTAATAGATAAGTTTCTTAATGAGTCCTATGCTGGTGTGGTTGCTCAAGATTCAAAGAAATTTATAGAAAGTGGTCGGGTTACACCACCCTTAAAAAAATCTACAATCAAAAAACGCCTAAGAGACGGTTATGGAACCAAACCTTTATACAGGACGGGTGATTTGGCGAATAGTTTATCTAAATCAAAAGATGGATTAAAAATGAAAGGCTACGGAACTCTACATCACAGGGGATTTGTATGGGGAAAATCAATAGACCCCAGACCATTCCTACAAGTGAATAGTTTACCAAGAATTATTTCTAAATTCTTTG